CCACAGATCAAAAGAACCGATTATATACAGGAGTACGCATTAGCCGAAGTAAGGGTAAACGCGGGCGCTACATCTATTACGCAAGCAAATATTACAGACACAAGAGCAGATACAACCCGTTGCGGCTTTTGTACCGGCTTAATAGATCAAGTAGATACAAGCACATTGTTTATACAATGGCAAACAGCCGGCGAACAGGCTATGGAGGAAAACCAAAAGACTTTTAATAATTGGTTCTATAGCATAAAGGAAACGTTGGCAACAACTACATTAATAAGACAATATGTTAATAGGTATGATGTAGAAGCGGACGGAGTAACAAATATTCCTATAGGCATAAGCCAATATAGCGCGGGCCTTGATATATTAGAAGTATACATAAACGGCTTTAACGCTATTCCGACGGTAGATTATACGATAAACGGTAACGAATCCATAACGTTAAATAATGCAGTAGAAAACGGAACCATTGTAGTATTTAAAGTATTTAAGTCTATAGACGGATCCGAAGCGGAATCGGTAATTAGCCAAGTTTTCGAACTGCAAAATAAAGTTGCTGCCATAGAGGAAAACATATATTACTGCAATGGTTACAATGATAACGAAGATTTAAAAACCTTTATAGATAATTGGTTATTAAATTCTCCTACAAAAGACAAAATAGAGATTGTAGGGAAATTCGGTAACAATTCTTCCGCAACAGTAGCAAGCGATGGCGAACCGTATAACTTCGTTTACGAGCTTGCAGCGGACCGCGGATTAGTATTAGATTTCACAAAATGCGAGATCATAAACGCGGAAAATAACTTTATGTATCTTTCTAACGTTGAGGCGGTTAATTGCACGGTAAAATATAACGAAGTAAACGCGGCCGTAATAGGCTTTGCCGGCAGCGGAGCAGCCTTTACAGGGTGCGAGGTAAAAGGATCTATAGTTGGTACCGAATCATACGGTTTCAAGGGTGATAAATTAAAGCTAACAAATTGCCGCGTAAACCTTGTTAATGCGGGCGCATTATATGGCGCGTATGTAACAGACAGTTTGTTAGAAGGCTGCGACCTTTACGCAGAAAGTACGGGGGCAAGCGCTTACGGCGTGAGCATGTCCGATGAATCACGCGCCAATAACTGTAACTTCGAAGGCGTAACAGGATCCACCAATACCATATATTCCGGGTCCGGAGGCATTGGAGGCGGTTATTTCTCCGGTTGTCGCTTTATAGGAAAAGGAGCATTAAAGGGCTACGGCTTTTATGGTAGACCGGGAAATATGATAAATGCAGTTAATAGCATTTTTAGAGGCTATACGAAAGATAGCGCCTCCGGGGTGGGTACAGGCTTAACGGGACAAGCCGACGGGCAAAACCTTTATTTTTGTAACGGTATAAACTGCAATGAAGTTGCCGTAACAGGATATAGCCAAAAGGCGTCGGCACAATTACCGCTAGGAAACGGAGTTGTTAACGGAACATTCTATACCGCGCCGGTAATTGGTACAAGCATAGATAAAGCATACGCCATTACGCGTAACGTTATATAAAATCTTCATAAATGCAGCGGGGCAATAATGCCCCGTTTTTATTTTAATACTATTTGAAAAAAGGAATTTTTAATGTATTATATATAAAGAAAAACACCGTTTTTTTAACGACAGCAAATAGGAGCGTTGAAAAATACAATACACACGCAAGACACATTACGCGATTTTTTAAATAGTACGAATCCCGTAAAAACGGGCATTTTTCAACGTTTGCGCTATGTTTTTCTTTACTGTTATAGTAATATGGGTTTGCCCAAAAATTAATCGTGTGGTAAAAGCAAAACGCCGATAATACGGGCTTAAATCCCGCCAAACCAAGCATTTGCAACGGATTATAAATTTACAGAAAATTTAAAGAATATATCTAAAAACGGCATTTTTTAAGACCGTAAGACACACATAAGACACGTAAAAGACACACTCCCTAATTCTAAAATAGCAATTAGAGAATGTGTCTTTTTTGTGACGTTTTATTTTTCTAAAAAAATTACTTTGTTTACACCTTCTACGAGATCTGCAGCCGTTTTATGTGTATATGTGCCTTGTGTTATATCTTTTATGGCATGGCCCATAATACGTTTTTTCATGTCGAGATCTATATAGTTGTCGGCAATCGTAGAAAACGTGTGGCGGCCGTCGTGCGGCAAATGTTCTAATTTTAATTTTTCCATCATGGGATCAAATACATATTTTCTATATTCCCTTAACGATGGCGGTAAATCAGTTTTGTATTTTACAAAGTATTTTCCGCCGGCTTCCTTACGTTTTTTAATTAGCGGGTATATATCTTCATGTATCGGTATAATTCGATCTGTTCCGGCCTCACTTTTAAAACCTCCAATTATATACCGATCTTCTAAAAATATATTTTCGTTTTCAAGTACCAGTAATTCGCCGGGACGCATGCCCGTATAGATCAGTATTAAAAGCGTATCTACCGGGTATATGTCGCGTATATCCTTCCTACTATATTGCAGCGGTACGCCTAAATTTAGGTTGTCCCATAACAATTTGATCTCGTCGAGCGTATACGGCTTGTGTATAGATTCTTTTTTACCGGATCCGGTTAGGGCTATGAATTGGCTGTAATCCTTTTGCAATATGTCGTACTCAATACAATAACGAAACATATTACGTATAAGCGCTTTCATTTTTGCTTGATACTCTTTTGTTAGGTGGCTATTTTCATCGAAAACGGCTTGTAAATGATTCTTGCGAATATCGGCCATTTTGACATTATATAATTTTTCGAATTTTTTATATGATGATTTAAATTGACCGGTAGCAGACGAGGACAAGCCCGGAAACGTTCTAATACTCCATTTCTCGTAAACCTCTTTAAATGTTATATTGGCCGAATCAATATCGTATGGGTTCTTATTGTATTCCGCAAGTGCAAGCATAGCAGCTTTACGGGTTGGGTAATACCCTAACACCGAATATTTCTGCTTATGTTTTCCCGTCTTTTCGTCATATTCCCATCCGGCCGTTATTCTAACCCTAAATGGATTACGCCTGTTTCCGCCCAAATTTGAGATACCACCGTATCCGTTCGGGTTGCGCATATTTATAAGCCCTCCCGTCCCTCTTTTAATTAAACAGCTTTACCATACATATTTATCACCACTAAAGGCGAAAAAAGAATTATGTAGGTTCCAAAGCTCGTATACGCGCCATGCTTAACTTCATAATGGCGAATAGCGGCTATTAAAAATTCTTCCGTAACCTCTAAAAATTCCGCCATTTCGAAAGTAGTTGTTAACCCTTGTTCGTGTGCATCCACGATCAAGGGTAGGGGTACAAGTTGTTCGTAAGCAAGTTTACGCGCAAACAACTCTTGTTTAACATTTCTAACGTCGCTTTGGTCCAGTATATCGCCTACGGTATGAAAGGCGTGTGCTATTTCCTCCGCGAGTACACAGCGCTTTTCTACCTTCGACATGTCTTTGGAAATTCCTATGCGGTTTCCCTTACATAATCCTTTAACTTTTGATTTAAAGTTTTTTTCGATTACTTCGAGACCCATTTGTTCCGCGTCTCTAATAAGCAACTCGTAGCAATCTAGCGTTTTCATCTTATACTTTATTACCTCCCTGCTACAATTCGTCTAAATCCTCTCGCATTAACCTCATTTCTTCCTCATTTATTTCACCTTCACTATGTGCCGCGATTGGCATTTCATTGCCGCGGTATGAAGGAATTAAGGACAACTCTTTAATTCTCTTTACTGCTTCATGTTTTCCCAAGTCGTTTAGTTTGGTGTATTCGTCAATAATTTTCATGCTTTCGGCGTTCTTTTGCGCCACGGTAATAGTTTGGCTTTGCTTTGCGCGGCCTAAAAGATAGTCTACGGAGACATTAAGGCGATCGGCGATTATAACTAACATGTCCGCGGTTGGTTTACTTTTGCCTGTTTCCCATTTAGTTATAGTGCTGCGATCCGTATCCAATATTTCCGCGACAGCGCTTTGATTTAGGCCCAATTCTTTTCGTGTTTCTTTAAAACGATTTTTAAAACCCATGATTTCATCTCCCATCTAGGCCTATTGTATGGGAACACAATTCACATTTCAAGAGCTTGAACGCAAAAAAACTAAAAAAGTGAAAAAAATTCCTTAAATGCGCTTGACAAAGGGAAGAATTTTCACTATTATAACTCGTGAGAAGTGAAAAATCTTCACAATACAAAACAAGGAGGCAAGCATGGATTTAAAACAATACCGCATGGATAAGAAAATGACACAATCCGAACTAGCGGCAAAGTGCGATTGCGATCGTTCCATGATAGGAAAAATAGAAAACAAAACAGCGAGGCCGGGCATTGAATTAGCGAAAGCCATAGGCAACGCATTGGGCTTCGATTGGACTTTGTTCTATGAAGATACAGAACAGAAGGGGGCGTAAAGAATGAAAAGGATCACTCCGGAAATGATGGGGCGCGCAATGGGAGTACCGGCCCAAGCGATCCGCGTAGGATTGCAGCAAGGCAAATTACATTTTGGGGCGGCCTATAAACAAACGGGAAACCAATATACATACGTTATATATCCGGAAGCTGCCCGCGAAGTAGTAGGGGATGAAATATTTAACTCATGGAATCTAAAAGAGGCCATCTAATAAACGATAAGGGGATAGGGCAAATGAGATACGTTAAAGGGAAATTTATAGTAACAGGAAATCCAACATTAGCATGGATAAACAAAATGACTAAATACGGATTACGGTTTACATGTGAAAACGGTGTAGTATACGCGGAGTTAGAAAGGATAGAAAAGTGAGAAAGTTTATAAACAAAATAATTGATAGGATCCAAAAGAAAAGAGCCATAAAGAACCATCGTAAAATGTGGCATTGGTTAGCGGAGAATCCAACCAAAGGTAAATTGGACTATTTGTTAAAGTATGGCGGTCCGTTAACTAATAGTTGCTATTTGTGCGATTATGCAAGACGTGCCGCAAACCGCGGCGGATGGGATTCGGGCAATACAGATGTTTTGTGTCGTTTTTGCCCGTTAGATTGGAACGGGGAGCCATGCACACGTGAGGATTCATTGTTCAAAAGATGGCATATAGAAGGCTTCGGCATGTGCATGGACGCGCAGAAAAGAACGGAACTAGCTTTACAAATTGCAGAATTACCGGAAAGGGTGGAGAAATAAATGGATTGTTTAGAAATGAATAAGAAGTATGCGTTTTCGGCCGTGGAACAAATGAACATAAAAATCACAGCCGAAGAAATGAAGGAAATCATAAAAAATAAGAACCTTACATACGCGGAAGCGTGCGAGGCCTTAAGGGTATGCAAGATTCTTATAGAAACGTCGTTACTTGTCTAAATTTTTAAGTAACTTTACTAGAAGGCATATACCTTCTTCGTTAAACATGCAATGCGGATGGCATTGCAAAGGGGTCCCGGAGGCCATAGACACCGGGCAAACAATACCCATTATTACCACTCCTTTCGTTTTTTAAGGAGATTATAACACAGGAGTTAAGTATGAAACGTTACAAGATAAGAAAAAACAGCCCGGCGGAATATATAAGAGACATTGCCGGAAGTGGGTTAGTAGGTTTAGTTTTTCTCTTTATGTTTTTAACAGGATTATAAGGAGGTTGCTATGAAATCATTTGAAGAAATGTATAACGACATTCCGATAGGAAGAAATAAAGCAGTAACAAAAGAGGAGCTAATGAAAAAATGGGGCGCTACAAACGAAAGAACGGTAAGGCTTATTATTTCAGAACTCCGAAACATGGATAACGGAGACAACTATATTATAGTTTCGTTCTCCGGCGGTAAGGGATATTACAGGACCGACGATTATAAAGAAATCGAAAGATACAAAACGGAAACGATTAACAGAGCAAAACATACCTTTATACCGTTAAGGAAGATAAACAGGGTATTAGCCCCATACGAAACAGCGGAGCAACTCGAACTAATAGAAGTTAACAACTTAAAAGCGGCACGACTTGCAGCGGGCTTACAGGCGAAAGACGTTATTAAAGAGATCAATAAATACGATCCGGAATTTAATAAAACTACCATGTCTTTAATAGAGAATGGCCGATGTTATCCGACGGGGTTACAGCTTTCTATAATGACAAGTTTATACGGGTGCAATGCTCCGGAACTCATAGGGGCCGAAATTATACCCATGAGCCTCTAAATTCATTTCTAACGGTTTCGGGTAGGCAAGTGTTAAGGAACACACAGAAAAACGGTTTAACTCAAAATATAGAGCCATGACGGGCAAGGGAGTAGGACATGCAACAGGCAAAAACGGAGTTAACTAAAACCATTATAGAGTTAGGTAAGTTAGAAACCATACCGGGACCGGATGGCCCGTATGTTAAATACGAGGATGTATTAAAAATAATTACACGGAAGCAATGAGGGGAAGTTATGGCAACGAGTACGAACAATAAAAAATATTACTGGTTAAAACTTAAAGAAGATTTTTTCGAGGACGACACAATAAATTGGATAGAGGAACAGGAGAACGGGAAAGAGTACTGCTTATTCTATTTAAAATTATGCCTTAAATCCTTAAAGACCAACGGCATATTAATTCGAAACGTAGGGCAAATGTTAATACCTTACGACATAAAGAAATTAGCAGAAATAACGAATACTCCGGCGGACACCGTTAGGGTAGCAATGGAAGTATTTAAAAATATCGGACTTATTCAAATTTTAGAAAACGGGGAAATTTACATGGCCCAACTTAAAAACATGGTAGGATCCGAAACCAAATGGGCGGAAAAGAAAAGATTGCAGCGGCAAAAGGCGGCGGAACAACTCCCGGAACCCCAAGAGGGACAAACAGGGGACAATGTCCCCGCAATGTCCGACAGAGATAGAGAAAGAGAAAGAGAAAGAAATAAAGAGAAAGAAAAAGAGACTAACAAACAGACTAACAGCGAAGAACCGGAAGAAGAACCACTAACGAAACAAGATCTAGACCATATAGAACTAATTAAAGGCTTGTTAGCTAGTTGGCCTGTAAATAATAATCAACTTCTTTTTATTTATCAATTATCAAGGGATCAAATACCGTTCGAGTTTGGAATGGCACCGGAACAGTACGATATAAGAGTATACGACGGTTTACACCGTCTTACAATGCAAGCTAAAGCGGACGGAGTAACCTATATATACAGATGGTTAATGAAAATGATACCACTAACAACATTCTAAAGGGCTTTCGCCCTTTTTAGATCAATAAGCATGTGAGGTAATGAACAAATGAAAATACTAGACTTATTTTGTAAAGCGGGAGGCGCGGCAATGGGTTATAACATGGCCGGCTTTAATGAGATCGTAGGAGTAGACATAGAGCCGCAACCAAACTACCCGTTTGAGTTTATACAAATGGACGCTATAGAGTTTTTAAAAACTTACGATTTAACGGGATTTGACGCTATACACGCTTCGCCGCCATGCCAGGCACATAGCAAATGTAAGCAATTATCCCAAGCGCGAAACAACGGCAATTACGGAAACCACGAAGATTTTATACAGAGAACGCGCGAATTGCTTATAAAGATCGGAAAACCATACGTTATTGAAAACGTAGAAGGAGCGCCGTTAATAAATCCTATTTCATTATATGGTAGCCAATTTGAAAACCTTTATACACAAAGGCGCCGACTATTTGAAAGCAATATACAGTTAAGGCTGCCGGAAAAGAAAATGCAACGCCACAAAACACCAACAGCCGGAAACGGGATAGGCGAGGACGGATGGATAAGTATATGCGGATCCGGAGGTGTAAGAGGGCTAAACGCTAAACAAATTGTGCTATATTGGGGCTTCGCATTAGGCGGAATAGATTGGATGACAAGGGCAGAACTAGCGGAAGCCATACCGCCTAAATATACGGAGTTTATAGGGAAACAGCTTATAGAACATATAAAGAAAGGATAGGCGCATGAAAGAAATAAACAGGAAATGCCCTAAATGCGGAGGCAAGGGACGTTTAGTAATATGCGGAGGAACTACCATAACACATTATTGCGAATGCGCCGAATGCAACATAAGGACCTACGATTATAAATCGGCAACAGCTGCAATACACAGTTGGAATACTGACAGCAACGCATATTTTTTTTTACAGGAACGAATAAAAGGAGTTTGAGATGAGGGTATACATTTCCGGCAAAATGACCGGACTAAACAGAGTAGAAGTTATGGACCGTTTCTTTGGGGCGGAAGGAATGTTAAGGAAGTATGGTTACGACGTAATAAACCCCGCAAGAATGTACGACTTTAATTTAAGCTATGCAGAATTTATGTTAATAGACACTACGTTGGTAACGATGTGCGACGCAATATATATGCTTAATAATTGGCGGGATTCTAACGGAGCTAAAGAAGAATTAGCATTAGCAGAGGCAAAGGGTTTAAAGATCATGTACGAGGTAGAAGCATGTCAAAGAATAAAAAATACATAGCAGCCATTACAATAACGGCGCTATTAGTAATTTACTTCGGAGCCGTAATAATCGGCATTTATCAAGAACTATATTAGGAGGGTAATATGTATTTTCCACAAGACGAAATAAAACGAAGATTAAGCGCGGCTAAAGAGGCCGGAGCATACGAAGCCACATACGGGTACCCCGTAGACGATTTAGAAATAAAGTTGTTAGAAAAGCAAATACAAGTTGCTGCAGCGCCGGGCGGTTATTGTCCGGTATGCGGTTACAAACTATTTTTACAATTACAAAACTATTGTGGCCATTGCGGACAGGCGATTAGGAGGGCGAAATGACAGTAATAGAAATCATTATAGGCATACTCGTTTTATCGGAAGTTATTAAAAGGATCTGTAAAAGCGAAAGAGTACAAGCCCGGATTAAGAAGGCGTTAGGAATAAAAAGCCCGTCAAACGCGAAACCACTTTATACAAGGCATGGCGGTAAATCGGATTTATGGCCGGATATGGAAAAAGAACCATGCAAAGGCTGCAACGTGGGATTCTATAGGATTTCGGCTGATGGTAACGACAACTCATGTAAGCAAGTTTGCGAGACATACAAATTATACGAGGTGCTAAATGAAATCCAAAAGAGCTAAAGCAGTAGACATAAGCCCGAAGGTAAGGGCGGAAGTATGGGAGCGCGACGGCCATAGATGTATTATATGCGGATCACCGTTAGCAGCACCCAACGCCCATTATATTCCGAGATCGGCGGGAGGTTTAGGAATACCGGAAAACATAGTAACGCTATGTACGAATTTTTCCGAAAACAAATGCCATTATAGATTCGACTTCGGAAGTAAAGAGGACCGGGAAGAAATAGGGCAAAAGATAGAAGAACATTTAAGAAAGCATTACCCGGAATGGGATAAGAATAAGTTAATTTACAGGAAATACGATTTTGATTTTTCATCGGATGAATGGCGTTGTCCGGAATGGGAGGACTAAATGGAGAAAATAAAAAAGGCTATAAGACAAATAGCAAACGAAGAATACGAAAGAGCAAACAAGAAGTTTCCGTTATTCAATTCGGACCATGAAGGCGTAGCGGTACTAGAGGAAGAAATATTAGAAACCGACGTAGATTGGGAGAATACAACGGAAACATTTCGAGATTTAAAAATATCTGTTTTCACCGATGACGATATGGGCGCCTTAATAGACGCGGAGAACCTTAAAGACTATGCAATAAACGCATGTGCGGAATGTATACAAGTTATAGCGATGTGCGATAAATTCATAGAATCGCATACCAAAAGGGCAACCAAATGTTAGCAAAATGTATATATTGCGGACATATCCAAAACGCGGCCGGTAACTGGATGTGCTGCGAGAAATGCGGAGGGCTGCAAATATCAAACTATAAGGAGGGATAAATGGAATATATCATAATAGCCGCTTTACTCATTATCCTTATTTGTGAAAAGTTGAGCGTAAGGCCGTACAAGCAAATTAGAAATTATCTAGCGGGTAAATGGCCGATAAATCGGACAGAACTTTATATATGCGAAGGCGATCTATGTAAGTACGGGCAGAAATATTGCTGCATGAGTTGCGGACAGCGGGACGAGTGCGAAGCGGTATGCGAAGATTATAAAGGCCCGTGCGAATGGAGGGTAAAACATGGCGAAGATTAAAGACAAAAACAAAGAACTAATACATAACAAATTGTTATGTTATAAAAAGCTCCGGGGCGCATGGAAGGAAACCATAGATAAAGCATTGGAGAAATTCGAAGGGACCGAAAAAGAAACATTCTTTAAGTTGTACTTTTTAGATCACCGGGAAACAATTCCGATCTGTATGGAACTATACATATCCCAACGTACATTCTTTTCATGGCGTGACGAGATCATAAACGCCGTAATGATACAAGCGGCATACGATAAGTTAATAAAACCATAGAGGCAAACATGAAAGACACAATAGAAATTTGTATAGATTGCGGCGAAAAGTATGTAAAGAAACATCCAAGCCAAAAGCGCTGTAAAGAGTGCCAACAAAAGCACGACAAAGAATTACACGCCGAAGCGGGAAAGCGCCGTAGAAAAATAAAATACGCACCGATAACAAAGGATCCGTACACATGCAAGAAAACGAAAACATGTATATACGGAGGAACAACGGGCGGCCTACATATATGCGACTATATGGCAAAGACGGGAGAACCTCGAGGCTGCCCGGTAAAGAATTGCGAAAAGTACAAAAGGAGGAAATAACATGCCAAACCCACAGAAAGCATTAGGGTGTTTAGAGCTACCGGAAGCGCCTAAAAAGCCGGGAATTACAATAACGCCGGAGGCCATGAAAAAAATAATGGAAAAGCCTTTTAACCGTGTAACTATTTATGCGGATGAATACGCGGAGCTTATAAGAACAGCCGAACGTTATAAGCTAATAGAAAACTACATACTAAACAATGAGTATTGCAGTAATGACACATTACGCGCAATGGTAGGATATACCGGGGAGGAATAGATGGACAAACCTAAAATTATAAGTGCCATAGAATACAATAATAAAATATTTAAAGTAGGCGATATAGTTAATTACACTAAAGACACGGGGTTTAGCGAAAGAAAAGGAACCGGACGTCTTAAAAGGGTAGGAACGAAAAACATAGAGTTTGACACCTCCGAAATATTTAACGGCCAACTTGACATACTCGATATAAATGACGTAATAAGCATAAGCCATGCAGCGGAACAGGAGGATTAAATGGAATGGGTAGCAATAGGATCTATAATCCTTAATATAGTTTTAGCCATATTGTACGACAAGGAGTTAACAGACCATATTAAAACGCTTAACGAATTTCGTGCTTTTATAGACGAAGAAATAAAATTTAGAGAATTTCTGTTAAAAGCATTAGAACCAAAGGAGGAATAAATGGACCAATTAAAACCATGCCCACCAAACCCACGGAACCGGACGCATGGAGCATATCAAAGAAACGCCCGCCTTTATTCGATTTGGAAAACCATGTTACATAGATGTGAAAATCCCAAAAGGGAAAAATATAAAGATTATGGAAATAGAGGGATTGCAGTATGTAGGGAATGGCACGAGCCAAACGCGTTTATAGATTGGGCAGAAAGCAACGGTTATAAAGAGGGGCTACAATTAGATCGTATTAATAACGACGGAAACTATGAGCCGACAAATTGCCGTTGGGTAACTCCAAAAGAAAACAGCAGAAACAGGCGCAATACAAAATATTTAACGGCAAATAAAATAACAAAATGCGTTGCGGAATGGAGCGAGGAAACGGGCATAAGCGCGTTTACAATCTATTATTGGATAAAAAAGAAGGGGGTAAAATATGCCGAACAAAGAATATCGGAATACATTGCGTAACTGCCCGTTTTGCGGCGGGGAAGTCTTCATAGCATTAACAAGCGGCGGAACTCCGGGGAATTACGTAGAACTTTGGCAAATACACGGCGGCCCAATAGAAGGGCAATGTAAATGCCGTTTGTTTATGGAATCAAACATATTTTGGCCGGATGAAAGCGACGGAGCAAAAGAAAAAGAAGAACTAATACAGAAGTGGAACAGGAGAACCGAAACAAACAATATTTTGCAGCGGTTAGAAGAAGAAATAAACGAAAAAATATGTACACTCACTTATGAACAAGATATTTATACAGATGGATATAAAGACGGATTAAGGACAGCTATAGAGTTAATGAAGGGGGGCAAAGAATGAGCGTAACCCAAATACTAGAAGAAGTAAGAAACGACTTTTGTTTAAACTATTGTAAGTATGCTAAAGAGTGCGAAGAAAGAATGGAAGCGGGCGAAGAATTAAGAGATTGCCCGTTAGATAGACTATAAACATGTTTATATAAGTTATAACAAATTCTAAAACAAGAAAGGAGGAACCCTTTAATTATTTTTACTACATGTTGACGTTATATAATTTGTTGTTTTTCACCAAAGCGGGGCCGAATGGCCCTGTTTTATTTTAATCAAATTTATATAAAAAAATAGAGCTACAACAAACTTTGTCGCAGCTCATACAAAATAGTTAAACTATTTTTCCTTCGATAGTATTCTATATCTGCCGAAAGCGATTGTAAAGAAAAAGTTATAAGAAAAATAGGAAAAAATACTTAAAAGGCGTTGACATATCCGTACGGATATGGTAATATATAATCACAGAAAGGAGGTAGAAACTATGAGCATAAAAAAAGACAAAAGCAGAAAAGACAAACCAAGCCCGGACAGCAAAGTTAATCTTATAACTGCAATTGTCAACCTCATTATAGCAATTATAAACATAATTGCAATAATAAAAATCGAATAGGAAAAGGGGAAGTTAAATACTTCCCCGTTGCTCATGGTAGGAGAACATGAAAACAATACTATTAACAATGGCCGTTATAGCGGCGATCTTATCCGTTATCGTAATTATTAGGAACATTAAGCGGTAGAAAGGATATAGGAATGTTAGGAGAAAGAATAATTAAATTAGAAAAGTTTTTCAACGTGAAGAAACCGAAAGAACTTAACGCGCTTGAATGGGCGGAAGAACTCCACGAAATGGAATTAAAATGGGAAGAAGAAAACAAAATGGAATTTCCGTTATAGAAAGGATCCGGAGCATGAGAAAAGAAACCCCACAGGAACGTTATAAAAAGAAGAACATAAAACAACTAAAATTAGACCTAAACATAAACACAGAACAAGACATAATAGAATGGTTAAATAAACAGCCCACCAAACAAGGGGCAATAAAAGCACTTATTAGAAGGGAAATAGAAAAGGAGGGCTAAATGTTCAGAAGGAAAAACCCGGACGAAGAAAAGAAGATAAGGCAGCAGCTATTTAATGAGTTTGCAGAAAAACTATACCCGGATAAAACAATAGAAGAACTCACACACAAAGAAACAACGCATATATTACTATACGTAGAAGATAGATACATGAAGTGGGGGAGGGGATCTAGATGGTTAAGAGGATTTTGGCGGTAGATGTAAAAAGCGGGGCAAAAGTAATACTAGCATTAAAAAAGGACATAATAGAAGTAAGGTCCGTAAAGGCATTGCACACCAAATTAGCCTACACCATAGACCCGCATAAACTAACCTACAAAATGCAGCGGCGCGACGATTACGGGCGAAAAACATTTGCAATAATGCGGAACAATCCGTACCCGTGGATTTTACAAATAAATGATTTACACATATTCGGGATAGACAGCGAAAGCGGCCCGGGAACATTTGCAAACTATATAAGAGAATTAAGAACCGTCTCATAGCGAGGCGGTTTTTTATTGCCTTAAATGCAGCAGTTACGCGACATTCTAGTATTTTATAATGCACACATAAGGAGGATTCTATTATGACACAATGGGAGGTATTTTTAACGATAGTAGCGATTCTAGGTTTTTGCATAACTATTTTTAAGATCTCAAGTTACTTTAATAGGCTCGATAGCACTATAGCAACGCTTAACGTAGGCATATCAGTTTTAAACAAAGCGGTTGAAGAAATAGCGGAACATAATACAGAAAGCCATAAGAGGCTATGGGATCATAACGAAAAACAGGACGAGCGAATAAACGACCATGAAGCGCGAATTAGAAAAATGGAGGAATAGCGAATGAAAATTAATTGGAAAGTAAGAGTAAAGAACCCGTACTTTTGGATCGGGTTAGTAGGTATGTTCCTTTGCGCTATTGGCGTAGATAGCAGCACGTTAACTACGTGGGGCGCGGTATTAGAACAGCTCAAGGAATTTATAAGTAATCCGTTTCTAATCGGATCCGTAGCAATAGCCTTTATAGGTTATATTACAGACCCGACAACAGCGGGATTCGGAGACAGTAAAGAGGCATTAAATTATAGTTGCCCGAAGAAATAAGGAGGCGGAATAAATGGCACATATTGCGGTAATAAATTGCGGGCATGGTAGATCTTCCGACGGTTCATGGGATCCGGGGGCGGCATATAACGGAATGACCGAAGCGGCGTTAATGTTGCCAATCACGAAAGCATTTGTAAAATATGCGAGATCCTCCGGCATTAAAGTTTATTCAGACGCGGACAGCGGAAACAATAAGAACATTATAACGGGAGTTGCACAAGCCAATAAAGTAAATGCGGATGTATTTATATCCATTCATTGCGATTGGTATAAAGCGCCTTCCGGAACCCTTCCGTTATATTGCAAAGGAAGCGAAAAGGGCAAGAAGTTGGCGCAATGCCTTAATACGTACGTTGAAAGCATGACAGGAATAGAAACGCGCGGCATTATGGCAAGAACAGACCTTTACGAACTGAATAAAACAGACATGCCGGCATGTGTATTCGAAACAGGATCCATTAAGGCGGACCGTAAAGAATGGGACACAGCGAAAGAGTGCGACGAATACGGCAAGGCATTAGCTAAAGGCCTTTGTAAATACTTTGGCATTGCATTTAAAGAGCCAGTAAGCGAAACAACAACCAAAACAGAAACCAAAACAGAACCCAAAAAAGAAACAACTAGCAAAGGATATAAAGTAAAGGTAACAGCAAACGCCCTTAACATTAGATCCGGCCCGGGAACTAAACATGAGATAGTCGGAGTAATTACAGACAAGGGAACCTATACGATCGTAGAAATTTCCGGGAAGTGGGGTAAACTGAAATCCGGCGCCGGTTGGATTCACTTAAACTATACGAAGAAGGTTTAGGCAATGGCTAGAAATTCTAAATACGACCTAATAAAAAAGAATTTCCCCAAAATAGAACAGCTTTTAAGCGGCGGAGCGACAGAACGCGAAGTAGCCCGAAGCATTGGTATTGCTTATTCTACATGGAATAAGTACAAGGCAGAGCAAAAAGAGTTTTCGGAACTCATTATAAAAAGCAGAGAAAAGCCGGTAGGAACATTGGTTAATTCAATGTTCCAAGCCGGTTTAGGTTTTACGAAAACAATTCAAAGGGCCATGAAATTAAAGGAAGAAACCTACGACCCTATAACGGGGAAGAAAACCGGAAGCAAGGAACGAATAGAATTTTACGAGGAAGAAATATATATACCTCCTAATTTCCAAGCGGCCAAATTCTTAATTGTAAATTGGGGAAAAGATCTAGGATATTGTAACGACCCTAAATTAATAGAGATTAGGGAACGAGAGTTAGAACACAAGATACAGCAAGACGAATTAAATAATTGGTAGGTGATTAAATGTTATTCGGACATGACGAAGGGAAGAACATTAAACAATTATGCGATGGAGATATAGACGCAATTTGTAGAGAAATGGGCGGAACCGGGATTAAGGCGAAAACGGCGGAAGAACTAATATTAGCGTTAGGCGGAACGATCCAAAAGGAGATATGGAAAAACGCAAGCCCAACAAGTACATTCCCGGCGCAGCTAATACCGAACGAACAACTTTTAGAGGTTCCCTCGGAAGGTGACATCGTAAAAATAAAATACAGAACAAGCAATACATCTAACTATATAAGCGCGGACGAAGGCGAATTAGGCGAACAAATCAGCATGCACGTTATAGGACAGGCAAGCTCCAAAATATGGGGAGCTTATCGAATTGCAAGCATAACCGCGGAAGGAATACAGTTTGGCGTAGGTACGGGCGTAACACCGGCCGCAGCGTCAGAAATGAACGCCAACATTATACCGGTAGCAATGTATATCATTAAGGGGGTACAGTAAATGAAATACGCATTAAACTTAAATACTGACAAAAGAATATTATCAGCATGCAACGTATTAAGCATAGGCAAATACGCCGGCATGCCTATAGTGGACACGCTCCCGGAAGGCGATATAACAAACTATAAGTATATCAATAACGAATACGTCTACGACCCGGAAACAGATGTATAGCCTAGAAACATTCTATCAATCCGACGCATGGATAAACCTATTAAGGATAATAAAGGACGAGAGGACCAACGAACAGGGCTTTATAATATGCGAGCATTGCGGGGAACCTATAGTATTAAAATATGATTGCATAGGCCATCATAAAGAAGAACTAACAGCGGAGAACGTAAACGATGTAAACATATCATTAAACCCGGACAACATAGCGTTAGTACATCATAAGTGCCATAACATGATACATGCAAGGTTTGGTTATGAGTATAAAAAAATATACGTGGTACATGGTGCGCCTTGCAGCGGTAAGACAACATACGTTAACAAGGTGGCGGGCAAAGATGATTTAATATTAGACATAGAAAATATATGGGAATGTATATCGAACAATCCTAGATATGAGAAACCTAATAGATTAAAAACGAACGTGTTTGCTATTAGGGATTTAATATTAGATCAAATAGTAACACATACAGGATATTGGCGTAACGCCTACATTATCGGCGGTTATCCATACGTATCGGATAGAGAACGCCTGCAGCGGCTTTATAATGCGGAGCTAATACACATTGATACCAATAAGGAAGAATGTTTATTAAGAGCAGCAGAACGGCCGGGAGAATGGACAGAATACATTGACGAATACTTTGAAAGGTTCGAAGCCTCATAGCAAAGAACCAACCTTGCAGCGGAGCATATATGCAGCGGGACAAATGCAGCAGATACAAAACGAGTAAGATGTTATAATAAGCATGTAACATGTATAAGTCCATAATTGAGACCTTCATAAAAACTTAAACCATCAAAAGGCAAAGGACGGCTTACGGGCCGTCTTTTGTTATGCAGCAGTTACGGAGAATTATTTAGTTTATAATTAAGTTGGAAGTACATATTAAACTTTCTCCTTTGGCATAAGCCCGGATTTACTCCGGGCGTTTTTTTATTTACCCCCCACCTTTGGAATTTTTAAATACATTCGGGGAACTGTAACGGGGTGTCATTTCTCGCAGAACCGAAAAAATCCAAATTTTCTAGTTTTAAAATTATTTCCGGTTAAAAATTCTTATATTCGGACATATCCGGAGATTTTCGGAGATATGCAGCAGAACGGCCGATTATATGCAGCAGTTACGGCCGTTTTTTTCATGCTATAAAAAATATATGGATAGCAAACAAAGAAAAAACGAGATTATGGCCGCGATCGGCGAAGTTGGAGAAACAGAACTAAAAGTATTGGAGCCTTTAATAGGTGACATGGTTTTTTTAGAGGGCCAATTAGACGAGTTAAAGCAATACCCGTTTATAAACGTTAACAAGAAAAACCCGGTACAGCAGAAAACAACGCCGGCCGGAAAGCAATACAAAGAGCTATTGCAGCAGTATATAAATTGCCTAAAGGTGATTATTTCATTTATAGGAGAACAGAATGTAAGCGAGGATAGCCCATTACGAAAATGGTTAAAAAACAAAGTTGGTTAGAAACATATTACGCGGAGATCCAAGCCGGCCGCATTATTGTAGGCCATGAATTAAAAGACGAACTAAAGCGGCTTATTAAAGATCTAGACAACCCGAAGTATATATACGATACATCGAAAGCAGATCTAATAATAGACTTTATGGAAAACTGCATAAAGCTAACCAAAAGCCCGTTTTACGGCCAACCCATGATTTTAATGTTATGGCAAAAGGCATTAATCGAGGCGGCATATAGTTTCAAGTTTGCAGAAAATGGCCGGGAGCGATTTAAAAAGATTGTTTTGCTCATAGCTCGAAAAAATACGAAGTCGGAAACATGCAGCGCGTTAGGGCTTACGGAAGCAATAACCGGAGCGCCGGGCGCGGATATAGTTTGTTCTAGTAATGACTTTAACCAAGCGGCTATATTATACGACGCTATAGACACAATGCGCCTAATGATAGATCCGAAGGAACAGGACACGCATAAAAACCAACGTTTTATAAGCGTGAAAGAAAACGGATCTAAAATATTCACCTTAACAGACCGTACACGTAACAAGGAAGGGCGAAATATAGACTTTGCAATTATAGACGAAGTCCACGAAATGAAAGACAACGTTATTTTAAAGTCTATTGAGCAATCGCAGAGTTTGAAGGAAAACCCGAAACTATGGATCATTACGACGGAAGGTTTTGTTAACGATGGCGTATTGGACGATCTGTTAAAGGATTGCCGAAAGATCATAGCGGGCGAAGATGAAAGCATAAGCGCCGAAAGGGTTTTACCGTGGTTATATACACAGGATAGCGAACAGGAAGTATGGAGGGATCGAAACAGTTGGTATAAAAGCAATCCAACGTTAGGAATCGTTAAACGATGGGACTATTTAGAGGAACAAGTGGACGAGGCCCGAAAGTCGAAAGCCTCCCGTATGTTCGTATTATCAAAGGATTTCAATTTCAAACAAAGTAATTCGCAAGCGTGGTTACAAGAAAGCGACTATAAATATACAGCTAAATTCAATTTAGAGGACTTTAGAAACGCTATTGTATTAGGCGCGGTAGACCTTGCGGAAACTACGGACTTAACAAACGCCAAAATATTAATGCTACGTCCGGAGGATAAAACCAAATACGTACATACCATGTACTTTATCCCCGAAAGCAAGTTAGAAAGTAGCGACGATAAACAGGTCGGCGCCAAATATGCAGAATGGGCGCGCGAAGGACTTATAACCGTATGCGAGGGAAACGACGTAGATTTAACAACAGTTGCGGATTGGTTTTACAAACTATATAAGCAATACGGGTTAAGGCTTTATAAATGCGGCTACGATGTGAAATTTTCGAAGGAATTTTTAAAGCGTATGGACGCTTACGGATTCGATACGGAAATAGTATTGCAGAACAAATTAACGTTAAGCAATCCAACGAAGTTAGTGGAAGCCGATTTAAAAGCCAAGCTAATAAACTATAACGAAAACCCAATAGACAGTTGGTGTTTAGGAAACTCCGCGTTAGAGATCGACAACGCGGGAAACGTGCAAATTGTTAAAACACAAGGACAGGCAGCCCGAAGAATTGACGGCGCCGTAACGTTAGCCATTTTATACGAAATGTATAGGCGGTATAGATCGGATTTATATAGGAGCTTATAGCAATGGAATTAATAGTAGTACAGGGCGATGTATTAGAATTTACCTTTACGCCGTTCGATAAAGAAACGGGCGTGGAATATGAATTACAACCCGGTGAAAAATTATTTTTTATGTCCGGGCCGTTTTGCACAAGCGGGAAATGTGGGATCCACGAAATACAGGCAAGTAATTTCTTTCGTATAGACAAGGTGGAATTAGAACCCGGAACATACGACTTTGACGCCGGCATTATGTTTGCAGATGGAACAACATTAACACTAATAGAAGCGGACGTAGGAAAACTAAAGGTTAAAAGAAGGACCGGGGAACGATGAAAGAATTAAAAGGTGTAATTAAACAGCAGCGATTAACGGCGGCCATGCGTGAAATAACGACGCGCCCAACGGCCGAACGATTCCCGGGGCCGTATGAGGTAACGCCGGTAGTAAAAGGGCAGACATTAGAAACAAAGGACAAAATAATGTCCGATGACTTAAAAATTAGAGACATTCCGAAGTATGCAGTATCAAATAACTCTAACGGAATAACGGTAACAATAGGAAAGGAAATTTAACAAATGGCAAAACCAAGCAAAGTTATTTTTGGCGATGAGGTAATAATGGACCTTACGGCCGACACAGTAACAGAAGAAAAACTATTAAAAGGTTATACCGCACATGGCGCGGATGGAGAACCCGTTATAGGGACGTGCGAATATGACGCCAACACACAGGACGCAACAGCGACAGCAGCGGAAATTCTAAAAGATAAGACGGCATACAACAAAGGAAATAAAGTTACCGGAACAATGCCAAATAACGGCGCGGTTAACGGAAAAATCAGCACGAAAGCCGGTAAGTATTCCGTACCACAGGGCTACCATGACGGTTCCGGAAAAGTAGGGATAGACGAAACCGAACAGGCTAAATTAATTCCGGGCAACATTAGAAAAGGCGTAACGCTTTTTGGTGTAGATGGCGACATGACAGGAACCGAGGACGCCAACCCACAGGCAAAAGAAGTTACACCAAGCAAAAACAAACAAACAGTATTACCGGACGAAGGATATAACTTTTTATCACAAGTAATAGTTAATGCTATTCCATACAACGAAAGCGCAAATAGCGCGGGTGGCGTTACCGTTACGATCGGATAGAGAGGCGGGCAATATGGGAAAATCTAAAATTATATTTGGATCCGAAACCCTTATAGATCTTACAGCCGATACAGTAACGCCGGAGGTTTTGGCTAAAGGCTACACGGCACACAACGCAGCCGGAAATAAGATCACAGGCACATTTGAACAGAAAACAGAAACATGGGTAATGACTTTAACAGACGGCTCAACAGTAAATAAGGCGGTAGTAGTAGGATGAAAAACTTTGACTTTGAAACATTAAAAGCGCTAACCATTCCGGAGGGTGAAGTAATAAAAATCGAACGTGGTAACGAAGTGCTATGGGAAAAAGTCTTGTTTAAAAACTGGGCGAGATATTCCATAAATGCAGACGGCACTATCTACAATAACGGACTAGGGTATAAAGAGGGTTATCGTGTTCGTTCGGGCGGCACGGAAGCAGCTAATGCAACATCTACTATTACAGGATATATACCTATCAAAGGAGGAGAGTTTGTTGAAATATACGGTGTCGACTTCTTTCATGCAAATTCAGACAATGCAATAAATGTGAGTGATTCAAGTTTTGAGAACTTGGGGCAGATTGTTGCAAATTATGCTACTGCAGGATATGGCATTTTTGCTGATGAATACAGAGCCTATTGTTTTAATACTGTTACACAAAAGGGAAATGGCGCATATAGGTGGGTAGCACCACCAGCCGATTCGGGCATTGCTTATATTCGAGTAACAGCTCGCACAACAAATGGAGCAGGTTTAATTGTTGCTGTTAATCAAGAAATACCAGTATAAGGAGTAAACCATGAACCCATTACATTTATTATGGATCATTCCATTATCGACGTTTTTCGGTTTTTCAATATGCGCAATCCTAACAGTAGGAAAAGAGGCGGACAAATAAAGAAGATAAATATAGGAGTTTAATAGATGGGATTTATTGAACTATTAAAAAGTAAATTTACAAGACATAAATACGTACCAATGTTAAGCGGAGGCCGCCCGGTAATGAGACAAGCCGGCGGGGATGTTTATAGTTATGACGTAGTACAACAGGCGTTAGGCTGCATAGCAAAAGAGGTAAGCAAATTAAGCCCACGCCACATTATAAACGAAGGCGCGGACATGAAGTTACCAATGGATCCGCACATACAAACCGTATTAAAAAACCCTAACGAGTTTATGACGGCAAGCGACTTTTTAGAAAAGATAACAAACATTCTATTTCTAACATGCAACGCCTTTATTATTCCGACAAGGGACGCAAAAGGGAAGCTACAAAGCCTATTCCCAATAGCCCCGGCGGAGGTTGCCTTTTTAGAGGACGAAGTCGGAACCATGTTTGTAAAATTCCGTTTTAGGAATAATTACGAATACGAATTACGGTACACCGATGTAATACATATACGCCATAACTTTGCGTTAAATGATTACATGGGCGGAGATATAAATGGCAACCCGGATTTAGAAGTATTGTTAGAGGCTGTAGAACTTAATAGCAATCTATTACAGGGTATAAGCTCCGCGGTTAAAAGCAGTTTCTCCGTTAACGGTGTAGTTAAATATAACACTATTATGGATGGCGCCAAAATGGAGGCCAACTTAAACGAACTAACCGAAAGACTACAGAATAACGAAAGCGGATTTTTGCCGATGGATATAAAAGGCGAATTTATCCCAATTAATAAGCAAATTCAGTTAGTAGACGAGAAAACATTAGAGTTTATAGATTCGAAGATATTAAGACATTTTGGCGTAAGTCTACCAATACTAACAGGAGATTATACAACGGCTCAATATGACGCATTTTTCCAAAAGACTATCGAGCCGTTAGTAATTAAATTAAATCAAGCATTTACCAAAACGCTATTTACAGCGACGGAACAGGCACACGGCAATAACATAATGTTTATGCCTAGATACCTTAACTTTATGACTATGGACCAAAAATTAGAAATGGTTAGATTGTTAGGAGACGCCGGAGACCTTTACGAAAACGAAAAACTTATAACGTTCGGAATGGATCCAAAACCGGAGCTAGTAGGTATAAGAATGCAAAGCTTAAATTACGTAGATGTAAGTATAGCGAAAGAGTATCAAATTAACCGTAGTAAACAGGGAGTGCATTATGAGCAAAGTTAAAAAAGAAATTATAGAAAGAGTAAGGCAAACGGAAGTTAGAGCCGAAGAAGGCGGCAACGTCATAACCGGGAGGCCGATAGTATTTAACAGCCCTACGGATATAGGCGGATGGTTTGAGGAAACCATAGAGCCGGGCGCGTTGGACGAGGCGGACTTATCCGACGTTAGATTTTGTAAGAACCACGACACAAGCAACGTATTTGCTAGATCTAAAAACGGTAAGGGAACAATGACATTAACGCCGGACGATGAAGGGTTAGGAATGGAAGCGGGGGTAGACACCGCCGGAAACCCTTTAGCGGCTACATTATACAGCGAAGTAAGTAGAGGAGATATAGACGGCATGTCGTTTATGTTTACCGTAGACGATGAAAGATGGGAGGACCTTGATACCGATTACCCTAAACGTTTTATAACGAAAATAGGTACAGTATTTGAGGTTAGCGCCGTTACATTCCCGGCATACCCACAAACGACAATAAGCGCTAGAGCCAAAGAAGCGTTGGAGAACGCAAGGAGCGAGGCGGAGGCCGCGCGAGCGCTTGATAAGGCGGAGGCCGATAGATTATTAGAACTAGAAAAAGAAAAAGTTAAATTAATCAGTATTTAGGAGGACATGAAAAAATGTTAAAGAACGTACTCGAAAGACTTATCGAAGAAAAGAGAGCAGAATATAAGGCACTCGAAGAAAAGGCGCAGAACTCTAACGATGTAAAGGAAGTTAGAGAAATCGGAGAAACTCTTAAGGCGCTTAAATCAGAAATCGACGAAGCGGAGGCGGCATTAGCAGACGCCGGAGACGAAGGCGAAGGAAACGAAGGTAGAGAAGGAGACGAAGGCGAAGGAAACGAAGGTAGATCATTCAACCCGGTTGCAGCTTATTCCGTAAGAACAGCAGCGACAAACAAGGCGGCAGAAAAGAGAGCGCGCGAGTTTGCAGAATCCGGAAAAATGACTATCGGAGCAAGCGAAACAAGAGCCGTTCTCGTTTCATCCGGTAACATTGCAACTCCTACAGGAGTAGGCGGCATTAACGATTCGTTTAACGCGGTATCTTCTATAGTTGACAAGGTTTACGTAGAAGATTGCGAAGGAATGGGCACATACGAAGTAGCATACGAAGTAGGAACGCCGGAAGCGGGAATTACAACAGAAGGCGAAGCCGTAAAGGAAGGCGATCCGGTATTTAAGTATGCAGAAATCAAGCCAGTTTCCATCGACATCATTACTTACGTTTCAAAGAGAATTAAAAAGCTCACACCATTAAAGTACCTTGAAAAGGTTGAAAACGCTGCATTAAACGCACTTCGTAAAAAGGTTGGGGAATACATCATTACCGGTACAGGCACTTCACAGCCTTACGGAATCGTAAACGCCAAGAACAATAAGGGCGAAGCCATTTGTAAGGTTATTGACATGCCGGCCGGAACAATCGACGAAACAACATTAAGAAAAATTGTTATGCAGTATGGCGGCGATGAAAATATAGGCGTTAACGCGGTTCTGTATTTGAGCAAAACCGACCTTATGTCATTCGGAGACGTGCGCGGAACAAACGAAAAACTTCCAGTATACGAAATCACTCCGGACGGTTCAAACCCTAATACCGGAACAATTAAGGATGGCGGTTTAGTGGTTCCGTACTGCATTAACTCAAAGTGCAACGCACTTTCTACAGCGTCAGCGGGAACCAAAACAATGGTATACGGCGATCCGATGAACTATACTTTAGGACTTTTCGGAAACTATGAAATTACTGTATCCGAAGATTTCAAGCTCGATAAGAAGCAGCTTGCAATTTTAGGCGAAGTTGAAGTAGGCGGTAACGTTTGCGTACATGAAGGCTTTGTAGTTGTTAACGCTGCAACAGCCGGTTAATTTAGGAGGTTAGACAATGGCGGGGTTTGACATTTTAACAGCAGTAAAGACCGGTTTAGGGTTACGGGGTAATGACAATTTCGACAATACGTTAGGAATATACATTGCCGATGTAAAGAACTATTTAAAAATGGCCGGCGTAAAAGAATCTGTTATAAACTCCGAAAGCTCCGCCGGCGTCATTACTCGAGGCGTGGCGGATCTATGGAATT